CGTAAGATTGCAGTAGCAACCGGCGTAGGCCGGGCTAGCCCTTCGGGGTTGGCCCGGCCTTTTTGCGTTCAGGAGCGAACGTGGCGCTAGCCGACGCGACGCGGATCGTCCGCATCCACTGCCACGGGCCCGCGGGCACCGGCTGCCCGGCGCGGAACCCCGCGCCCATCGCGGAGATCATCGATGGCGAGGCGATCGTCGCCTACGCGGACGCGGCGGGTCGCAAGCGGCAGACCGCGGCACTGTGGACGACCTGCCCGCGCTGCGGGACGCGTCGCGACTTCGGCGACGAGCGACTCGAGCGGAGCGCCGCCTGATGGCTCGAGCGAAGGCGCTGCCGGCGGAACCACGGGACACTGAGACAGTAGAAAAAAAGGCGCGCTTTGTTGTCGCGCTGCGACAGAAGTGCTCCGTCTTCCACGCTGCTCAGGCCGCCGGTGTCGGCCGTGCAACGGTGTACCGATGGCGTGACGACGATACCGAGTTCGCCGCCCAGTGGGATGACGCGATCGAGGATGCCGTCGACGCGCTCGAGTCGAGCCTGTACGAGCGGGCACTGAACGGGACCGACACCACGGCCGCCATCTTCCTGCTCAAAGGACGCCGGCGCCCGGTCTTCGGCGACAAGGCCAGCCTGGAGCACACCGGCAAGGACGGCGGACCGATCGAGACGCACAACGTGCTGCCCGTCAGCGAGCAGGCCACGCGGCTCGCGGCGCTGTTCGAGCACGTCGCGCAGACGGCGGCGAACTAGATGGTGGCGACGCTGGACCGCTCGGCCCTCGAGCGCACACTGGAGACGATGACGCCCGAGCAGCGCCGGGTGGTCGACCTGATCCTCGGGCCGTCCACGTGGTGCCCCCTGCCCGGCCCGCAGACGCTCGGCTACACGAGCCAGGCCGACGAGACGTTCTACGGCGGCTCGGCCGGCGGGGGGAAATCCGACCTGCTGCTCGGCCTGGCCCTGACCGCGCACCAGCACTCGATCATCTTCCGCCGCGAGTACGTGCAGCTCCGTGGCCTGGTCAAGCGCTCGCGCGAGATCATCGGCGACCGCGGGCGCTTCAACGGCCAGGAGAACGTCTGGAAGGGCTTGCCCGGCGAGCGCGAGATCGAGTTCGGCGCGGTCAAGGACGCGGAGAGCGTCAGCGCCTTCCAGGGGCGCCCGCACGACTTCATCGGCTTCGACGAGCTCCCCAACTTCCTCGAGTCGCAGTACCGCTTCCTGATCGGCTGGAACCGCACCACCACCGAGGGGCAGCGCTGCCGCGTGGTGGCCGCCGGCAACCCGCCGACGACACCCGAGGGCCAGTGGGTCGTCAAGTACTGGGCGCCCTGGCTCGACCCGAAGCACCCGAACCCCGCGAAGCCGGGGGAGCTGCGCTGGTTCGCCGTGATCGACGGCGAGGACGTCGAGCGCCCCGATGGGCAACCGTTCGTGCACGAGGGGGAGACGATCCACCCGCGCTCGCGGACGTTCATCCCGGCGCGGCTGAAGGACAACCCGTACCTCGAGCGCACGGGCTACGCCGCGACCCTCCAGTCGATGCCCGAGCCGCTGCGCTCGCAGATGCTCTACGGCGACTTCAGCATCGGCTTCGAGGACGACCCCTGGCAGGTCATCCCGACCGCGTGGGTGCACGCCGCGCAGGAGCGCTGGAAGGAACGCACCGCCGAGGGGCCCGTCACCGCGACCGGCGTGGACGTGGCGCGCGGCGGCAAGGACAAGACCGTCATCGCGCGCCGGCATGGGACGTACGTCGCCGATCTCGAGAAGCACGCCGGCTCGGCCACCCCGGACGGCCAGGCGGTCGCGGGGCTGGTGCTGGCGCGGCCATCGGGCTCCGTGCACGTCGACGCGATCGGCGTCGGCGCGTCGGTGGTGGACCAACTGCGGGGCAAGGCGGATCGCCTGCGCGCGGTGATGTTCAGCGGCGAGCCGCCGGGGCGGGACAGGACGGGCGTGCTGACGTTCGTGAACGTCCGCGCCTGGGCCTACTGGGCGCTCCGGGAAGCGCTCGACCCACAGACGGGCGACGACCTCGCGCTGCCGCCCGATCCCGAGCTCGTGGCCGACCTGTGCTCGGCGCGCTGGACGATGCGCACGGACGGCGTGCTGGTCGAGCGCAAGGAAGACATCGTGAAGCGGATCGGCCGCTCGCCGGACGCCGGCGAGGCGGTCGTGCTGGCGATGCTGCCGCCGGCCGAGACGCGCGAGGCGCAGGAGTACGTGATGACCACCGTGGCGCAGCCGGCCAACGCGAAGGAAGCCCGGTGGCACAAGGCGATGCGCGGCGGCGTGAACCCGTTCGCGCACAGGGGAGAGAGGTAGACGGTGGTTCTGACGTTCAACAAGGAGAAGCAGGACCAGGATATGGCGCTCCTGCAAACGCTCCGTCTCGCGGGGTGTGGGCAGGGCTGCGCGCTCGAAGTTGACTTCGACGTGCCGCGATTGGCCTACCGCGTGCTGCACCGGGCTGGCCACCTGCACGCCCCCACCGAATCCGCTGCAACCGTGTACCTCCCCGATCGCATCCGGTTCGAGACCTTCCCGAACAGCCCCGCGCAGGCCCGCCTCATCGCGTGGCTCAAAGCCCAGCACGCCGCGGCTGACGCCTACTACAAGGAGGGCGCGTGATCGCTGATCGCGTCGACCTGCACGCGCTGGCCGAGGCCGCCGCCGAGGGCTGCGCCGACGAGCTCCACCTGGGGATGGACGGCGACACGCTCGTGGTCGTGGCCCAGCGCGGGGAGCGGCACGCCGTGTGGTGCGTCTCGGACGTCGCGCTCTGGCGCTCCCCGGCCTTCCTGACGAACGTGGCGAAGAAGCTCGAGGACAGCCTCGACCGCGACGCGATGGAGGTGCGGTTTGCCCGCGCGTGAGTGGCAGCGCCCGAAGAAGGACGAGACCCTCAAGCTCCTCGACGCGCTGAACAAGCGCTACGAACGCGACCTCGAGATGATCGAGGAGACCCGTGCCCTGCGCTCGCGGACGTGGGAGATCAACGTCCCCGAGGAACTGAAGGAGATCACCGGGGCCAGCGGGCTCGAGTACCACGATCCGACCATATCCGAGGACCTCGATTCGTTACCCACCCTGTACACGGCCAAGCTGCCGTCGTTGCAGGTCAAGGCGGACAAGCGCGCCGGCGAGGCGACGGTCGACGACCTCTGCACCCGCATCGAGGAGTTCACCACCGGCTCCCTCTTCGGGGAGTGCGGCACCCGCGACGTGGGCCCGCCCACGCACGAGCGCCTGTTCGGCGGCGTGTTCGAGGGCGTCGCCGTCACGATGCTGCTCAAGCGGCAGGACCGCTGGGCGACCTACGACGCGGTGGCGGCCGAGGGCTACGACGCCGAGTACGCCACGGGCAAGCGCAAGGGGCAGCGCAAGTACAAGGACCGCGCCGAGTACGAGCGGGTGTCCGAGGAGACGAAGAAGGACGCCGGCGTGCCGGTCGACTGGCTGTACAAGGACCCCGCCACGATCCGCCCGCGCTACGAGGGCTCGGAGCTCGTGGAAGTCATCGAGGTGCAGGAGCGCGACGTCGTCGAGTGCCTCGAGCAGTACGCGCTCGGGATGGACGACAAGGGGCAGATCTGCCCCGGCGCGACCGCCGTCAACGACTGGGCCAGCCGCCTCGACGGCGCCACGAAGGTGCGCTTCATCCAGCGCTGGAACCCGGTGTGGCGCCAGTACATCGTGGCGTTCTCGGGTGCCTACGGCGCCGCGACGGTGGAGACGGCGTACGAGATCGAGGAGCACACCGTCGAGCACGGCTACGGCTTCCTCCCCTACGAGATCACGCTGGGCGGGCGGACGAAGTCGTACGAGTTCGGACGGCTCGCGACCGCGCACGCCTCGGATAACAAGACCGACCTGGTCAAGTACATCAGCTTCGGGCGGACCATCCTCGGCTACCTCGGGGTCCGCGACGCGCTGGCGATCCTGTACGAGACGATCCCCGAGGGCGGCATCCCGCAGTTCGACGGCGACACCAAGGCGCCGAAGGGGCCCGTCCAGTACAAGATGGGCACCAAGTACACCGGCCAGCCCGGCGGCTCGCTCACCGCGGTGACGTTCCCGAACGTCAGCGACAAGATGCAGGCCGAGGTGGTGCAGGCCGAGAACCGCCTGCGCCGGATGGGGCCGACCGAGGTCACCGGCTCGCTCGAGGGCGCGGGCGAGGCGATGGCGGCGGCGTTCGAGCGCGACCGCGCCCAGCGCAACCGCGACGAGTCGGCGATCGTGCGCCACCTGACCAACATCACGCTCAAGTTCTGGAAGCTGCTCGCCACGTTCGACGAGCCGATCTACGTCTTCCACGCCGCGGCGAAGGGCGGGGCCGGGTACATCAAGATTGACCCCGACGACTTCCGCGTCGCGCTGCGCCCCGTCTACTCGCTCCACGTCGACTCGATGGCGAGCGATATGGTGCGCGAACAGTACCTCGCCCGCCGCCAGAAGAACGGCACGCTGGGCCAGGACCAGGCCATCGAGCGCCAGGGCGACAACATCGTCGAGGTGCTCAAGGCCATCGCGAAGCAGGAGTTCCGGCTCGAGCCCGCCTACAAGGAGAGCATCAAGTCGGAGATCTTCGCGCGCTGGCAGCGGGGCGACTGGATGAAGGACCAGACGACCGCGCAAGGCATCGTCACCGCCGCGCAGCAGCAGGCGGGGCCCGCCCCGCAGGGCGCACCGCCGGGGCTCGCCGTGCCGCCGGGGGCGAACGGGCAGACCAGCGCGGGGGTGAGCGTGAACCCCAGCACCGGGATGACGCCTGGCGGGATTCAGCCCGGCGTCCCCGCCGGCACCCCGGCACCGCCGACCGCCTCGATGCCAGCGGGCGCCGCTGGCGCGCACGGAGGTGCCCCCGTTGGCTAACCGGAAGGCGCACTGGATCAACGAGGTGGCCGAGGAGCTCTACCAGGAGATGATCGCCGTGGCCGAGTCGGTCGCGGCCGAGCTCGCGCCGCCCCCCGACGCCTACGACGCCGAGGAAGTGTCGCGCCCCGAGTACATCGCCAACGCCCGCGAGCAGTCGTACATCGACCCGTCGTACGTCCAGAAGGACCTCGACCGGATGGCACCCCCCGCCATCCCGTTCCCGGACGGCACGATGGGGCGCTCGCCGACCGGGCTGAAGAACTTCAACGCGAAGTGGAAGGCTGCCCGGCCGGACCTGTTCGCCACCGCAGTGCTGAACGAGAACCAGCCGCCTCCCCCACCGCCCCCTCCTGCCCCACCACCGGCAGCACCCGCGCCTATGGCGCCGCCTGCCCCGATGGCGCCACCAACCGCGCCACCTAGCGCTCCTGCCCCGCCCCCTGGAGGTGTCTGATGGCCAGCTACGTCGCGCCGGACGGATCGATCAACGTCGCGTCGATGCCGGGGGCAACCACGCCGTCGTACACGATTCCGGGGTCCGTTGCGTTGGCGAGTCCAGCACAGATCGGCACCGCCGAGGGCTCGTACGCCGGTCTCGACCGAGACAGTCTCAACGCCTTGATCCAATTCCGCAACGCCCAGCTCGCGGCGCAGATCGCGCAGGCGAACGCGCAGAACGCCATCTCGGGGCGGCAACTCGACACGCAGGCCGACCAGTTCGGGCGACAACTCTTCTTCAACGAGCAGGCGCAGCGCGCCTCCGAGCGGCAGTTCGACCAGAACCTCGGCTTCCAACGCGACCAGTTGGCGCAGCAGGCGAACACCGCCGAGCGGGCGCGGATGACCCAGCAGATGCTCGGAAACTACGACGCGGCGAACCAGGCCGAGCAGCTCGCGCAGAACGAGGCGCTCCAGCGGCAGAACCTCTCGATTCAGGGCTACACCGCCGCGGAGCAGGCCCGGCAGGCGCAGCAGGCGCAGGCGCTCCAGACGGCGCAGTTGATCGCGTCGCTGCGCGGGCCGTCGAACGCCTTCAAGCAGCTCGAGGTGCAGGGCTACCTCAACCAGGCCGGCCAGTCGCCGCTCCTCGCCGCGCTCGCGGGCCAGGGCAGCGTGCCGCTGTACCAGGCGCCGGCGGGCGCCCCGGAGGCGGCGACGCTGGCGACCCTCGCGCGGGATAGCGGCGCCCCGATGACGGCGGGCGGCACCGTCGCGCCCGTGGGGTTCAGCGACGCGGCGGCCATCCAGGGGCTCCTGCGGGTCGCGAACCAGAACAGCGCCTACGTCCCGACAGACCCGGCGACGGGCCAGCCCTCGGGCACCTACGCCGACCTCAAGGACCGCATCGCGCGGGAGAACATCGAGCTGGCCGAGAAGGTCGCGGGCGATCGGTACGGCCCAGGCACCTCGGCTGGCGCGCAGGTCATCAAGGAGTTCCAGACGCTCCTCGCGGCGCGCAACGGGCAGATCCCCGCCGCCACCGACCCCGAGCTGCTGAAGATCTGGACCAACCGCGGCCTCTCCCAGGCGCAGGCGCAGACGATGGCGGGGTTCTTCGCCGACTGGGTGAAGACCTACGGCGGATGGCCGACCGAGGGGCAGTTGAACGACGCCCTCGGGCAGATCAGCATCGGCCAGCCGGTCGACCCGACGAAGTGGCGCCAGCCGGGCCAGGCGCTCCCGACGCAGCCCGGCAACGGCACGCAGCCAGGCCAGGTGCCGGGCGCGGGCCAGCCGCCGGGGTCGGGCCCAGGATCGAGCGTCGGCGCACAGATCCTCGCGGCGGTCGCCGCGGCGGGTGCCAGCGGGCGCCAGATGACGGACGACGAGGCGATCCGCCTCTGGCAGTCGAAGCTGCCGGCCGGCACGGACGCCGCGTGGGCTCGAGCGGCGCATCAGGCCGCGAAGGACTACGCCGTCCGCTACGGCACCCCGATGAACGAGGGCCAGCTCAACGACCTGTTCGGCCAGGTGTCGGCCGGGCACCAGCCCGACCCGAACCAGTGGCGGCAGCCGGCGCCCTCGACGCCGACGATCCCCGGCGCTCCCCCGGCACCGACCGTGCCACCGGGCAGCACGCCTCCACCGAGCGGGACACCCCCTCCAGCGGGGACGACACCCCCGCCGGCCGGCACCACTCCTCCCCCTGCTGGGACAACGCCCCCTCCTGCAGGAACGACACCTCCACCGGCAGGAACCGCACCGCCGGCGGGCACGCCCCCGCCGGCCGGCACGCCCCCGCCGGCCGGCACGCCGCCGCCGTCCACCGGAGGGGGTTCGAGTGTCGGAGCGCAGATCCTCGCCGCCGTTCAGCAACTCGTGGCGAGCGGGAAGCAGATCACCGACGCCGACGCCATCAACATCTGGAAGACCGTCGCTGGCCTGAACGACCAGCAGGCGGCCGCGGCGCACCAGGCAGCGAAGAACGCGCAGCTCACTGGCGGCGGCACCCTGTCCGAGGGCCAGTTGAACGACCTCCTGGGCCAGGTGCAGGCCGGGCAGACACCGGACCCGACGAAGTGGCGCCAGCCGATCGTGCCGCGCACCGCGCAGTCCGCGACAACCCCAGCGCCGGATACCACAACGCCCGCCGCGCAGCCGAACGCCCCGGCGCAGCCCGCCGGGGATGCGACGGGTGGCAGCGCCTTGCCGAAGACGGCCGAGGGCTACGAGATCCTCCCTGATGGGTCGTACCGCGACCCGATGTCGGGGCAGATCTGGAAGAACGGCGTGTGGACGGCCCCGGTCGTGCAGCAGCCCGCTCCGCAGCAGCCGGTGGGGGGCGCGAACGGGGACAAGGCGGCCACGCCGTTCACGGCGCCGAGCATGGCGCAGCCACAAGCCCCCGCGCCCGCGGCGCCAGTGGCTCAGCCCGCACCGAAGGTCACGTACACCTGGGATGGCACGCTGTACCACGGCACGGACGGCTCCACGTTCACGGCCACCTGGGACAAGTACGTACCCCCGGCCACCGCACCAGCGCCGGCACCGAGCTACGTCGCGCCGGCTGCGCCCGCCATCCCCCCGCCGGCGCAGCGCAGCTACGAGGAGCCGAGCTACCAACCGGGTTCCTTCGAATCCCAGGCGCCTGATGGAAGCTGGTACTTCGACCAGTCCAAGTACGACGCGGCCCACCGGTAGGAGGGGCAGATGGCGCAGCAGTACCAGGTCGGCCAGAGCGGCATCCCCTTCGGCGGGGGCCAGTTCCAGGAGACCGCTGACGGTTGGTTCGACCCCGTGTCGGGACGCCGCTGGGACTCGAGCGGCAACGCGATCATGGCCCAAGCGCAGCCCGTGCAGCAGGCGCAGGCCCAGGCGGCAACCACGAGCTACACCGCGCCCGTCGCCGCCGCCCCCACAGCGCTCCAGCAGCAGCAGGCGCAGG